TCGCCGAAGCTATCGAACCCGCGGTCGACCCGGCAGTTACTGCAGGGTCGACCGCGGGTTCGATTGCTTCGGCGAGGCCTGCTTGTGCTGCAGCGTTCGCCGCTCCGGTAGCTGCAGCAGTCCGTGCGGCTTGCTGCAGCACCTGCGTGACGGCCGGCCGATCGAGCAGCGTCGCGACGTCGCGCAGCTGCTGCCTGGTCCACGTCTTCAGGTCCCGGGCGTCGCCCGGGCGTCCGAACGCGGCAGCCAGCTGCTGGCGCGCGAGCACCTGGCTGCGGATCTGCGCGAGCGCGTACCGCAGCGGCCACGAGGCGGCGTCAGCGGCGGCGAGCTCGGCCACCAGCAGCGCGGCGGCCTGCGCATCGGACAGCGCCAGCAGATCAGGCTGCTGCTGCGGGGCCGGGCCGATGGTGGGTACGGTCACGCGCCGCCTGCCGAGAGCGTGGCTACAACGCCAGCCGAGAAACCGTACGAGGTGCCGGTGTTGACTGCGGTCACGGCGTAGATGGCGCCGGTCGCGGTGTCGGTGATCCGGTCGTCGTCTCGCACGTCGGTGCCGCGCGGCATCACGCACGTCAAGATGGTGACCTGGCGGGGTGTGCCGGTCGCCGGGTCCTGTGTGATGCGGCTGGTCGAGGCGAGCGCGGCCGGCACGGCGACGGCGTGCGGGTCGGAGTCGATATCCGACGGGTAGCCGGTCGCGTCGTCGACGGTGCCGCGCGAGATGTTCACGAACGTGGTGGGCGGCAGCTGCATCAGCGCCTCACCAGTTCGTCATCGCGGCGACGCTGATGGCGCCGGCCGTGTGCAGGATCTTCATCGCCTCGGGGCCGATGGGATGCATCGCCAGGGCGGCGGTGCCGGCCGCGCGGTGGATGCTGATGCCGCCGATGCTGGTGGAGTCGTTTCGGGAGGCGGCGCCGGTGTCGTCGGACACCTCTTGCCGGAACGCGGCCTGCGCACACGTAGCGTCGTTGAACGTCTGCACGTCATCGGGGTCGGTCGGCATGCCGTTGGTGTTCGTCGGGTACACGGCGCCGATCAGCGCACGGTCGATGTCCTCGGAGGCGCGGGCCAGCAGCCACGTCACACGCGCATCCGGGGTGATGGCGTCCTGCGACCACGTCCGGTAGTCGGCGATGGCGGCGTAGACCCGGGCCACGGCTCAGGCCTTCTTCGCGCCGGCGCCGCGGCCGGTGGTCGCCTTCGGCGTGTGCTTGGCGCAGTAGTCGGTGAAGAACCCTTCCCCGTCCTTGGCCGCGGTCTCGCCGCATTCCATGCACGGATACAGTCCGGGTTCGTCCTCGTCGTCGAGGCCTGTGCCGCCGGTAAGGTCAGCCTCCTTGACCGGCGGCGCAGACGTCTCGGGGATGCCCTCGGGCGAACACGGCGTCAGGACCTTCGCAGCGACCTGCTTCTCGATCTCAGGGAGCAGCGGCAGGCTGAAGCCGAACACGCCACCCGTGGTCTCGTTGCAGTACCAGACGTCGATGTCTTCCGAGGACATGGGTTCTCCTATCCGCGCGGCCCCGCGGCCGCCCAGCTCTGGTTCAGGATCGCGATGGTGGTGACGCCCAGCGTGCCGGTGAAGTTCAGCAGCAGGCTGCCGTCGGGCTGCATGACCTGCGCCGAGGTGAACGGGCCCAGGTAGTACACGCCGACGGTGTTGACGTTGAACGTCAGGTCGCCGGCGTTGGCCGGCGGGAACGGCACCGCCTCGTGCGGCACGTCGGTCTGCGGCTGGGTGGCCTTGACGACGATGGAGAACGCGGTGCCGGCGGTGGTGGTCTTCACCACGATCCGGATGCGCTCGGTCAGGAACCCGGCCTGCTTGTAGTTCTGGCCGGAGTTGATGCCGGAGAACAGCGAGGCGGGGATCGACAGGCCGTTGCTGACGTCGCCTGCGACCAGGCTGTAGTCGGTCGGCGCGGCCACAGAGCCGTTGGGGGTGGAGGTGGCGATGTTCGCCGCGAGCAGAGGCGTGGTTGCGGTCATGGTCGTCTCTCCTCAGATTCCGGCCGGGCGGGTGACGTAGCCGACCGCGAGCCGCTCGGGGGCGATGACCTTGGCGCCGTAGACGTGCAGGCCGCGGACCGCGTCGGCGAACTTCGTCTGGAGCCGCAGCGCCTCGGTCTTGACGATCTGGTTGGCGAACGTGATCGCGGACGGGTGTCCGGCCTGGATGATCCAGTTGCTGCCGGAGTAGTTGACCGCGTTGTTCGACACCAGCACGTTGAACTTGCCGAGGCGGCCCATGAAGCCGTTGGTCATGACCTCGCCGGCGCCGCCGGAAGAGTTCGGGTACTGCACGAACGCGGCGGTCTCGGCGATCAGGCCCTCGGCCCACGGCGGCACGATGATGTAGCGGCGGCCGTCGTTCGGCACGTTCGCCTCGGTGAGCTTCACCCCGAGCGGCAGGATCACCTGCGTGTAGAAGTCCGCGGGGTTGGTGGTGGAAAACACCGCCGGGGTCTTCGGCGACCCGCTGCTGCCGACCGAGTTGATCGGCGCGGCGGAGGTGTACAGCCCGGCGATGAACTGGTCGGCCGCGTCGGAGACCTTGTAGCCGGCCTTGTTCTCCATGAAGTTGAGCATGTTGCCGGCGGCCTGCGCGGCGTCGACGTCGTCGACGCTGACGGCGAAGTACTTGGCCTGGTCGATCTGGAGGGTCTGGCCTGTGTCGTTGGGGGTCTCGTAGTTGATCGAGCCGTTGGGGCTGTAGTCCGAGACGGTGGGGTCGGCGATGCTGGTGATGTTCACCGAGTCGCCGGAGCCGGTGATCTCGCCCTCGTAGTCGTGGTTCACGACGTACTCGGAGCCGAACACGAGCTGCTTTTCGAGGCTTCCGAACAGGACCTTCGACCAGTATGTCGGCTTGAAATGCGCGACGGTCACGGCATTTACCTTTCAGTGGGTGAATGCCGTGTCGGCTGATCGTGTCCCGTCGTCGGTGCCGTGTCGGCGACCGCCCGGAACGTGGGTGGTGCGGGGTGGTGCTAGTTGCCGAGGTACTGCTTGAGCAGGCCGTCCTTGGTGGCCTTGCGGAGCTCGGCCGGGGTAGCGCGCTGCACGTCGGCCTCGGTCCACTGTCGCTGGCCGCCGGGGGCGCCGTTGAACTCGCTGGTGCTGGAGGCCTGGCGCTGCTGCGTGGTCTGCTGCTGGGTGCTGCCCTGGCCGGCCGTGTCGGCGCCCGGGGCTGCGTAGCGGGAGTTCGCGGTCACCGCTGCCTTGACGGCGTCGGCGATCGCGGTGGCGTCGCTGGGGTCGATGTCCTTCAGCGAGTCCAGGAACGAACGGCTGTCGAGTAGTGCGTCGCCGTCGGCCCCATTCCGGCCGGCGGCGCGCAGCACGGCCAGCTCGACCGCGCGGGCACGTTCGGCCGCCTGCGACTCCTGAAGCTTCGCCGTGATGGCGTCGACGTCCGGCGCCTTGGAGCCGGCGCCTTCGACGCCTAGCGCGGCGAGGACCTTGTCGAGCGCGGCCTGTCGCTGCGCTGCGGTCTGTCCGGCGTCCGAGTTCTCCTTGGCCTGCTTCTCGTGCTTGCGCGACAGCGCCTTCCACTTCTCGGTGTCGGCGGTCGCGGCCTCGTACATCGCCTTGTAGTCAGGCGTGCCGCCGGTGTCGGTTGTGCCGGTCGCGTCGGCGGTCGCGGTGGCCGTGTCGGTACCGGTGCCGGCGGTCTCGGTCATGCCCATCTCCTGCGGTTCGGCGGCTGATCCTTCGCGGATCAGTGTCGCACATTCGTTCGATCCCGTCACGCCGTGCCAGGTCAGATACGTACGCCATCCGCCCCTGCGTCGGCGGCGATGAGATCCGGATTGTCCGGGGTGGTTGTGGTGCCAGTGATGTCCTGCACCTGCTGGCCGATGTTCTCGTTCAGCGTCGGCGGGTTGGTCAGGGTGAGCCGGGCCCGGCCGAACAGGTCCAGACCGAGCTCGTCCTTGATGGCGGCGACTTCCTGGGCGACCTGGTCGGCGGTCCAGTCCGGGAAGTCGCCGCCATCAAG